CGGGAAGGTCATACCGCATATCTAAGACCTCACCATCACCTTCGTCGATCTCGAGTAACAATTTCGAGATTAACGCCCACGTATTTGCTGTTGGCCACACTTGTTGTGCGATTCCCAGCATCTCGTATGCGTCGGCCATCATACTCACGAACCTGGCCATCGACCTGGCTTTCGACTGTTTAGCCCAACGTTCCGGGAACACCAGTCTAGCCACCAGTTCCCTGACGGGTCTATGCATCCGCCCAGAAATCCAGTAATGCCCCAAGAAATGCACAGGTTCGGCATCTCTCTCACGCGAATAGCCCGTCACTGAGCTCTTCGCTGCGTTGACCGTGACGCCCAATGGTGCGGCCGCTTGCGCTAACATGGCCATGGTCATCTTGTGGTCGTCCGCAATGATCACATCATCTCCCAGTATCCACAGTTGATCTGTGGTGAGAGCACGACCCGTTATGCGAATCCAGGTATACATAACAACCAGGAGATTGCACATTGAGTCGACGAGCGATGTAAAGGATGAGCCTGAAGGCACACCACCATGCACTCTGTACATGTCACCGTCCGGCGTGACCAAGCGAGTGTGAATGAAGTCGTCGATGATCCTGTTCAGCAACTCCTCGTCGTCATCGTTCATCTCCAGGTGGGTATTCAAAATGCTAAAAGCATCCCGGATTAGCGAATTGGACAGTGAAGCATCGAACCCTGAAAAATCCAGAGAGTAAACATATCGATACTTCGATTGCAAGGAGCTTATCCTCGCCGCCTTCTCAACGGAAGAATATCCGTACGCGAATGGGAGCCTTCTCGCCAGTCCCGAATGGACGGGAGCCGAGAAACGCGTAGAGAGAAGAGTCGTAGCAAGTGGAGCCATCCATACGAGTCGAGTCTTTGGACCAGAAGGCCCAAACTGAACCCTACGACCAGCCACAAAGGGATCGAAGCTGGTAGTCCCGCGATGGATACGACTGGCCCTGTCAACTGCCGCCACGACGCAATCTTCATTGCGAGCGAAGAAAGGAGCACCAGAGAAATGGCCCATATGGATATGCGAAGCCACCACTTCGTCCAGCTCGAGAGGCTTTCGCCTTCTCTCGCCACCGCCTGCCATACGACGCGTTGCGTTATAGGCTTGCTGGTAAGAACTCTGTGAGTAGCCCCAACTTCGTTCATTCCGATGGTCAAATTCTCCAACGGAAAGTGGGCTTCCTTCTCGATCAGGGTTAGAAGCATCAACCTGACCTGGTAATCCCGCACTTCTTCCAGAGGTTTGAGGGCCTCGGACAGGTCCCTTTGCTCTGTTTCTGTCAGCTCGTCGTCCTGCACATCGACAAAGCCATCCAGAGGAAGAGGTCTGATGGATCGTTCCCTTAGATCGACCGTCTCCGGTTCCGCGAAGGGGTTCATGAACGGATTGCTCACTGTGGACGGGACACCCGAACTTACCGAGGCCTTCCGCCACCCATTCAGTCGCTGTGACACTTCGGTTCTCCTTTAACGGATCGAGGTCTGGGAAATGCGGTCGCAGTTTTCGCCATAGATACCAATCTACGACGGGGACCACGACCTTGGTTCCGAGTCTCTGGAGTGTCCGGCGTGCTTCTGCCGAACAGCGGTAGGTGCCAAGACTATCGACTCCTGCACGCGGTAGGTTCATGCCTATCCTCCCTTACTTGAACTGGGTCACAATGATGACGAGTACCGTGTGTGACCAACACATGGAGGGTACCTATGCAACATGCTCCACGCATGACAATGTGGTCCGCAACACCACTTTGGTATC